CATGTTGGTGTTCATCGGTGGTGGTGGGGGCATCATGATCCCACCCATGAGGCTTGAGATATCTACACCGGGACCTTGCATCTCGTAGTTCCCACTGGTACCACCCACTGGGGCATCTGTGGCTGGACCGTCGGGGCTTCGTGTAGTGTTTTGAACAGCCGCCATCATATTCTTCACGAGGTCGGGGTTCTGCTTCATCACATCGTTCATGTTGGGCATGACTGACTTGAACATACTGTTCGTCAGGTGGAACATCATCGCCGAACCACCCAACATCATGATCAACTTGACCTCTGGGGCGACATTGACCTTAGAGCGATACTTTACATAAAGCTCCTCGAAGACACCATCGTAGTCGTCTGCACTCTCCATGACGGATTCAGACCAACCATCGAGTTGTATTTCAAACGGGTTGTACCTCTTATTCAGGAACTCCAAACCGGTCACACATGCGATGAGCATGCGTCGTGAAAAGCGGATCGACTGTTCAACATCAATACTGTAGGTAATTCTCTTAACCTCAGACCTCAACTCCTCCACGTTCGAATATGCGTTCAGTCTCTTATTTACGCTGAAGCCCTTCTTTTCCAGACGAGTCAATTTATTCAGGAGATCGGATTTCTCTTCATCTATCGAGGAGTACCCCTTCGAAGGTTGCTCCTCCTGATAAGTATCACCGGGATCCATGGGACCGTCGTCATCGTAAAAATTCTCTCCATAATCAACCTCCTCCTCCTGTTGGGTTGGCTGCTGGGGAGCAGATTGCTTATGGGGATTCACGAAAGCATCCATAGCTTCTTGGTGTTGCTGGGGCTGGGGACGATGCATCTGGGAGGTGGGTCGTGGGACGGGTTTGGGGCGAGGAACTGAAATCTGAATCTCATCCATGAGAGCCTGTTCATCTGCGTCTAATTTCATCACAGTGGTGTTTCCACGATCGAGTACGATTTCTTCGTCCATCTACTCTCTATGCAGAAACTAAAAAAAATATCTTTAACGCAGTTTAAAAAAATATATGTACACAGTAAATGTTGAACCTTAACAAAACTGATCGTAACGCCCTCATGTCCATCGCCGTGTTGATGATCGTCATCATCGCTCTCATGATGTTCCGCGAAACCAGTATGTACCAACCCAGGCCAATCAAGATCACCCCCATCAGTGAGAAATCCATCTTCGACCTGGAGAACAAGGTTGAGTGCACACCCGGTCGCGAGGAAGGCAGCGCCTACACCAAGTCCCTGACCCCAGGTGGTCTCTGTGGTGCCCAAGAGCTCGTGTCGGATCTCGCGAGCTACGAGATTTCGGATGGAATTGGTGGATCTTTAATCTAAGCTAAATATAAATGGCTCTCATCACGTCCCCAACTGAGACTATTCCAGATCTCAACTATGAGTATCACACCGTGACTATTGATTCCATTGGTCAAGATAGTGCTAATACTTTTACTTGCTTTCTTCAGCAGCCCCTGAAAAATGTTGTCCAGGCTCGGCTTCTCGCCGCCCGTATTAGTACAACCACAAATACAGAACACTGCTATGTATCCATAGAGGAATTGGACAGTATTTTTAATGACAGGGCTTCCAATGTGTACGAAGGTCAAGCCTCCATGAGTATGCTTCGCAATTCCTTTGCGAGTATAGTGACTGATGGCGTAGCCGACATTGTTTTTAAAGATAATTATACAATCGCCACACAGTATATTGATCCCATTCGTCGCATTGATCGATTCACCGTTACAATTAGAGATCAAGACGCTGTGACAGTTCCAAATGGAAGTGGTGATACATTTTTAGTTCTTCGTTTCGTGTGTAGAAAACCCAACCTGTAATTTTCTTCCGTTAAAGTAGTATACCATGTCCGCTGGTATTGTTCAATTGATTGCTATCGGAGCCCAGGATGAATATATCATGGGAAACCCCGAAATATCTTTCTTTAGTTCAACATTCAAAAGGCATGCTAATTTTTCACAGTCCATCGAAAAACAAACCATCCATGGACCTGTGAAAAACAATTCAATGTCCAGTGTTCAATTCGAACGAACTGGCGATCTCCTCGGCTATGTCTATTTTACCCTAGATGACACCACCCAAGCCCTGGATGTGCAGAGGTGGGACACCATTATCGACAAGGTAGAACTTCTCATCGGTGGTTCCGTCATCGACACCCAAGATGCAATCTTCACGGAAAAGATTGCCATCGATACGTTTGCACAAAATGTATCCAAAAGTTCAAACGGCACACACCCAGGTGTGAGTGCCCGCTCCTACTTTTACCCCCTCCGCTTCTTTTTCTGTGAGGGACCCCAGTGCGCACTACCCCTGGTCGCTCTCAACTATCACAACGTAGAGATTCGAATTTATTGGGCAGATCAAGCCGCCAACTATAATGTGGAATGCTACACCAACTACTACTACCTCGATAACGAGGAGCGTGGGAACATCGCCGCCCGGAGACATGATCTTCTCATCACCCAAGTTCAAAAGAATATCCCATCGGGTGAAGTCGTCCAAGACCTCACGTTTAATCACCCCATAAAATACCTGGCCTCGTCGGACACATCCACGGATGGTGCCCTAACATCACCAACAAATAAAGTTAAATTGAATATTAATGGACTCGATGTCAGCAATTATAGATGGGGGAAGCCACACTTTATCGATGTCATGAACTACTATCATACAAACTTTGTAACCTCCCCAGATTTCTTTTTGTATTGTTTCTGTCTCTCAACAAGTTCTCTCCAACCGACGGGCACTCTCAACTTTAGTAGGTTGGATTCAGTGAAGATTATGAGTGAGAGTATGCCTATCAACGATTCAATTTACGCGGTCAATTACAACATCCTTCGTATCGAGAATGGTATGGCTGGTCTTCTTTACGCAAATTAAAATACATTGTTATATTAAATGGTCAAGAATATCCCTACCATTGAGAGATCCACCAAGATCCGCATTGGTAAAAACACTACAGACGACCAGGGGGAAAATACTATCGTTTTGAACGCGAGTAATACCACCATCAATGCATCGAGTGGGGGTTCTCTTTATATTTCACCAGTACGCCTCGATACCGAGTACATATCTAAACCAGAAGTTGTACTCATGATGTATAACACAGAAACCAAGGAAATTGTGGAATCTGGTGTAAGAGCTTCAGATATCGTCGGTGATCAGGGTTTAGCGGCGGTAACAAACCAAGGTAATGTAACAGCCGATGTTGTACGTTTTGTCAATAACACAACAGCTTTTGTAACTGAATCAAATGTGGGTATTGCAAACTCCACACCCGGACACACTTTAAGTGTTGGGTCAAATCTATACGTAGATGATGCAGGTTCTAATGTTCTTGTTGTTACTGGTGGTGTATCAATTGATGGAAATCTTGTTGTCAATGGAGGTGTCACAACAATTACTAATGTCGGCGTTTTAAATACAAATCCCATCCACACCCTAGATGTTGGTTCCAATCTCTATGTCGATGACGTGGGTTCAAATATTTTGGTCGTCACGGGAAATACAAACATCACCGGTGATTTAACGGTCGATACAGACACTTTATTTGTCGATTCATCAGCAAATAAAATTGGTGTGAAGACAACGAATCCAGATGCGGAGCTACACGTCGTTGGAAATGTCTATGTGTCTTCAAACTTGACTGTAGATGAGGGTACTCTACACGTGGATGTCGAGAACGACTCAATCGGTGTTGGTACGGTGACCCCCTCAGCCAATCTACACGTCGTTGGAAATGTCTATGTGTCCTCAAACTTGACTGTAGATGAGGGTACTCTACACGTGGATGTCGAGAACGACTCGATTGGTGTTGGTACGGTGACCCCCTCAGCCAATCTACACGTCGTTGGAAATGTATATGTGTCCTCAAACTTGACTGTAGATGAGGGTACTCTACACGTGGATGTCGAGAACGACTCGATTGGTGTTGGTACGGTGACCCCCTCAGCCAATCTACACGTCGTTGGAAATGTATATGTGTCCTCAAACTTGACTGTAGATGAGGGTACTCTACACGTGGATGTCGAGAACGACTCGATCGGTGTTGGTACGGTGACCCCCTCAGCCAATCTACACGTCATTGGAAATGTCTATGTGTCCTCAAACATACAAGCCACCACCTACCTTGGTGATGGCGGTCTCCTTTCGAATGTAACTCTCCAAGTAGTCTCCGACCATGGAAACACCACCACAAACACCATAGAATTCAAAAATAGCACCACGGGGCTCGTAGTCGATAGTAACATAGTGGTTGGTGGTAATGTGACAGCCACCACCTACCTTGGTGATGGCGGTCTCCTTTCGAATGTAACTCTCCAAGTAGTCTCCGACCATGGGAACACCACCTCCAATACCCTCCAATTCACCAATGCGCACACCGCCTTCACCACCGACCTCACGTCGAATGTTGAAGTGAAACTTGATCAATTGGCGAATGTCGTCATAGGTGAAAAGGCACTCGCCAACGAGGATATGCTTGTCTACGATGGTTCCAACTGGACGAACCAGTTGCAGAACCACACCTTCCTCTACGCAAAGGCGGAGGAGACCATCGATAAAGGTGACGCCGTGTATGCTACTAGTGCGATTGGGAACAATATGTTCTCTATTCAAAAGGCACAAGCCAATTCGAGTGCTACTATGCCCGCCCTCGGCGTCGCATATCAAGACTTTGCTCTCAACCAAGAGGGTCTTATCGTGACCTTTGGACGCGCCGATGGAATAAATACAGATAATTTCCAAACCGGTGAAACTGTTTATGTTAGTAACGTGACTGCGGGTGCTCTCTCGAATGTGAAACCTTATGGTGCCACTGACCTCATTCAAAATATAGGTTTGGTCGTGAAGGGACATCCCTCCACGGGTATCGTGTCCGTCACAGGTGTCGGTCGTTCCAATGATATTCCCAACGCCCCCATAGTTGCCGATGAGGGTGACATCAACTATGTATATGTCAACGATGCAAACAACGATATCAAAAAGATTTTGCCTACAAATCTCCTCACCCAACTTCAAACCCTCCAACAGGTCACTGACACTGGGAACACCACCTCAAATACAATTCAATTTACGAACGCGACAACGAGTCTCGTGACTGTGTCGAATGTCGAAGTAGGTTCGAATATCTCTGTGGCGGGTCTCACCGACGCCGTTAACAAACACGTTCCCATGGTGGGTACAGACGGGTTCTTGGAAAAGTCACCCATTTATTTCACACCTGGGGGAACATATGTCGTGAGCGCCGCTGAGGCTGAGTTTTTGGGTAACCTCACCTTGAGTGGTAACACCACCATTCTCAATTCAGAATCCGTGACGATTTCGGATCGGATTTTCGGTGTCGCTGCGAACAACTCAGCATCCCAGTTAGACAGTGGTTTCATGATCGAACACCAACAAGGTGACCCACTCGAGTATGCCAACGTTGCTCTCATCTATCATGCGGATGAACACAGGTTCTCGATTAGCTATACACAAAACACATTTACAGATGATCACATTCTTCACTATGAGGACCAGGATCACCAGATATTGATCGATCTTCGGGGGAATACCCAAATTCAAAACAATACGACCATCGGAGAAACCCTCGACGTTACTGGTGCTGTGACCTTCGCGGATGATCTCACGGTTGGTCTCGCCTCTAACCTTTTCGTGGATGTGAGCTCCTCGAGGGTGGGTATCAACGAGGCTTCTCCCGGGGCTTCCCTCGATGTTGGGGGTGATGCGAGGGTACAGAGTACGACGGACACCGCAACCAGAACAGCGGGTGCCCTCATTGTTTCGGGTGGTCTCGGGGTAGCCTCCAACATTCATTCAACAAATGTGTATGCGGTGAGCCACGTGGGTGTGGGTACGGATGCAGCCTCTGCACCTCTCCACCTCCTCGTGAGTGGAACGGGTGAGACCACCAACGGTATTTACATGAAGAGTGCCGCGGGTTCTGCGACGAACGATGCCATCGTAAATCTTGAGGTTGCCGCTGATGGTGGTGACGCTTTCGTGACATGGAATGCTTCAGGTGGTGACGCTTTCGCGATGGGTCTCGACAGGAGTGAGAGCCTATTGACGATCGCGAACAGTTCGAGTGACTTGACCACGAATGCACGACTTCAGTTAAACGTTGGTGGTGTCACAAAGGTTTGGGACAGCACAGCTGTTACTGGTAAGACCGATGGCGCTCTCGTCGTTGTCGGTGGTGTGGGTATATCTGGGAACATTCATGCTACACACGCAAACTTCGAAGATGTTGAGGCGGATAGTGTCAATGTCACTGATACAACCACATCTACGAGCACGACTACAGGTGCCTTAAAGGTTGCTGGTGGTGTGAGCACCCAAGAAAAGTTAAACGTTGGTGGTGTCACAAAGGTTTGGGACAGCACAGCTGTTACTGGTAAGACCGATGGCGCTCTCGTCGTTGTCGGTGGTGTGGGTATATCTGGCAACATTCATGCTACACATGCGAACTTCGAAGATGTTGAGGCGGATAGTGTCAATGTCACTGATACAACCACATCTACGAGCACGACTACAGGTGCCTTAAAGGTTGCTGGTGGT